ACTGTGAAGATTATCTGAATAATAAAGAACCAACTTTAGAAGGTCCGGGTGAGAAATCTATGTTCAATAGTATCTTACCTCTACTTCATCGTATAGACAATATACACTTCCAAGAAAAAGCAATGTCTTCTAAGCATCTACAGACTGCCGGTCGTGTAGATTGTATCGCAGAGTTTGATGGTAGACTATCTATTATAGACTTTAAGACAGCAAACAAACCTAAACAAGCAGAATACATCGATAACTATTTCATGCAAGGTGCGGCGTATTGCGTCATGTTTGAAGAGAACACAAGAATACCTATTGACCAAGTTGTTATTCTTGTTGCAGTTGAGGGAGATGAACCTCAGGTCTTTGTAGTAAAGAGAGATGATTATATTGGTCAGTATATAGGAGTGCGAAATGCATACCGAGAAGCAACCGGATATTGAGCAGATATATCTCTTTCCTACGAAGTTATATAAATATTCATTACCCACAGACCTTGTGGATAAATGTAGAGAAGAATTGATAAAGTATGCTAACGAAAATGAGAGTGGTATACCTTGGTATTTCTCTACATACAATACCGAACTAGAAACAACTCACAATGTTGGACCATTTTCTAGTTTAGTTAATGCTAATGTTGAACGAATAGCAACGAGTATAGTCAAGAAACGAGTTCTCATAGAAAATAGTTTCTTTAATTATGTACCTAAAGGATGTTGGCACCCTAAACACAATCACGGTGATGATAGTATGTTATGTGCGATTGTGTATTTTGATAATATGGGTCACACTAATTTTTATGACCCTAGACCTCAGTTGTTTAATCATGAACCTTATATGGAAAATGCAGAGAAAGGAAAAGTTGTTTTTTTCTCAGGATGGTTAGAGCATGAAATGCCGCCTCATAATGAAGATGAATATAGAATAACCATGCCGTTCAACATGACCATTAAGTAAAGAGAGGTACTTCTATATGAAGAACACATTCTATGCAATTATATTGCTATGGTCACTCGCTTTCTTAGGTGGGTTTGCTTACGGACAAGATTTAGGACAAGAATTGCCGCAAGAAGTTCCTGAGTTACAACAGGGACAAATGGAAACACTAGATAAACCTGTCACATGTACAGGTGATGCATATGCTAAAGTAAAAAAGTTTCTGCAAGACAATCACGGAGAAAGAGGTCTCTTTCGCTTCATAACAGAAGTGAATACTGGTGTTGAAGTATTTGTAAATCCATACACTGGTTCAGCAACTATCTTAGAATTCTTACCACAGTCAGGTGTTACATGTATCATCTCTGAAGGTAAGAATGCAGAGATTAACAGTCAACTAATTGAACAATATTTCAAGAAACAAGGAACTATTACCGAAAAAAGACTTGACAAAGAAATTGATATAGCGTATAAATAGAATTGAATTTGATGACGCTTGTTGGAGGATTGTAGGACGAGGGTGCGATACCCTCCACCTCCACCATAAACACATTGAACAGTTAGTGTGCTTATGATGGGGGTGAAATAGGTTCGACTGCAGTAAGAAGGCATGAAGAGAATTCGAAAAGATAAATGCAAACGATAACATTGCATATGAAGAGTTTGCCTTAGCGGCATAATCTTCTGGGTGTTGTGGGGACGCCTGGAAACAGAAGAAGCAAATTGCTTCACCCTACATTACACACATACACACAAGGAGAAATAGTATGAGTAATCCATTCGATTTGCGCTTCTCTATGATTGAGAGTGCTAAAAACTTGCTAACAGAGCAATACCACACCGACTGTGGAAATCTAAAAGAGAAGTACTTTGCGGATAGAGAAGCAGGACTAGATGTTCAGTTTCCCGAACTTCCTGCATTTCCAACATTCGAAGATATCAGCAAACTAGCAAATGAGATGAATTCTTTCGTTTCACAACGCTAATGGTAAAAGTATGAAGTCAAGGGAGAAATCCCTTGACTTTTTTCATAGAAAGGTATATAGTGTGAGTATGAAAAAACTAATTGCATTATTTTTATTCGCTTCTACAACAGCAAGTGCTGATGTAGAATTACCATCAACCAATGCCGCCACATGTCTAGCAAACAATATTTACTTTGAAGCAAAAGGTCAATCAAAAGCAGGACAGATTGCAGTTGGTTTAGTTGTAATGAACCGAATGAAAGACAGCAGATATCCTGACACTGTGTGTGAAGTTGTATATCAAGCACAATACTCTCAATGGTGGAAAGATAACCATAACAAGGATGTTCCTGTTCGTCACCGCTGTCAGTTCTCATGGTTCTGTGATGGTAAGTCAGACAAAATTCACGATATAAAAAGTTACGCAAGAATTTATCAACTCTCTACTAGAATTCTAAGTGGTCGTTATGACGGTATGCTTGAGGGTGCTACACACTATCATGCAGATTATGTCAATCCATCTTGGAACAAAGAGAAAACTTTAATCGGTCAGATAGGTGACCATATATTTTATAGATGGGATTAACATGAATCCAGAACCAATGACACCAAAAAGATTTTCGAAAATTATTGAAGATATTGTTAGAAACAAACAATTGAATTACATGGATGCAGTATTGCATTATTGTAGCGAACATGAACTTGAACCTGAAGATATTCGCAAGTTTGTGAGTAAGACGCTGAAAGATAAAATTGCAGTGAATGCACAAGACTTACATTATCTTCCTAAAACAACCGCAGAGTTGCCTGTCTAATGATTTTGCGTCAACCTTATTTCTTAAAGAGAAATTTGTTTACTGAAAGTGAACTTATCAATATCATTGCAATGGGTGAAGCATTAGAACCTCAACAAGCAAAAACTTATGATAATGGTCAAGCGAGAAATTATCGTGATAGTCATGTTTCTTGGATTGAGAATAAAAAAGAAACTGAATGGTTATACCGAAAGTTAATTCTAGGAATGACTGCAGTTAATCGTTCTGCCGGTTGGTGTTTCGACCATAGCGTAATGGAAAAATTGCAATACACTAGATATAATGAGAACCAACATTATAATTGGCATTCTGACCAGAAAGCAGAACCTTATGTTAATGATAAAGAGATGCCAGAACTTAACGGTCTAATACGAAAGATATCATTCTCCGTCTTATTAAATGACGCATACGAAGGTGGAGAGTTTGAATTTGAATATGGTCTCCCTGGTAGTGATAACAGAGTTAAAACAATTTCACCAGAAAAAGGGTTGACAATCTTCTTCCCATCGTTTATGATGCATAGAGTTAAACCTGTAATCAGTGGAGAAAGAAGGAGTTTAGTAGGATGGATATGCGGCAAACCTTTTCGATGAATGATTTAGATGCTTATAGAACATACTTGGCGTTCAAGTTACACTTCACAACAGACAAGTATGATATTACTAAAACCAAAGGTGCTGTGACGGCATCGAAAGAAAGTTTTTTGAAGCGTACAGACCAGTATGCTTTTAAGAAGTTAGCGTCAGAGTTCAAAGATGATGAACTACCTAAGTTTCTGATTGCTAACTATGTTGATGGTAATCGATGGGGTGGTGCTTTCATTTATGAAGAAGCACTGCAAGTCTACCGAAAGTGGAGAGGTCGTTTACAATCATTAACAAAGAATTTTGCAGATGACTTAGATGCTATCTGTAGCGAACTTAATGAAGAAGAAATCTATAAGTTCGACAAGTGTTTTGTAGTGAAAGATGGTCAACATCCTATCTTACTACAAATGTATAGTCGTGGTGAAGTAAAAATTGAAACCATGCTTATACTAGACGCCATCAATAAGTATCTGTCCTATTGGGACAAAGCACTTGCTGATGACTTCTTCTGGAAAGAAGAGCGGCGAAAGTTGATTAAATACCGCCCTTTTCTTGAAATAGATGTTGACAAATACGAGGTAATAATGCATAATCGAACAATCAAATTCGATGAAATTGGTTACTAATCGTATAAATAGTCTTATACATTATGTAAATGGTGGATAAGAAATCTTATACAACGCAATACAACGACATACGAGGTAAATACAAATGACAAGTTTTGCACAATTAAAAAAGTCTAACGACAATCTTTCCCGTCTACTCAACGAAGTAGATAAAGTAAACCAACCAGCACAATCAAACAACAGCAATAACGATGACCGCTTCTGGCGTCCAGAACTGGATAAGTCAGGTAATGGTTATGCAGTTATTCGTTTCCTTCCTGAGAGCGAAGGTGAAGAACTACCATGGGTTCGTCTGTTTAATCACGGATTTCAAGGACCTACTGGTAAGTGGTATATTGAAAATTCTCTGACTACTCTTAATCAAAAAGACCCAGTAGCAGAGTATAATAGTGTTCTGTGGAATTCAGGTACAGAAGCAAATAAAGATATCGCCCGTAAGCAGAAGCGTAGACTTTCTTACATTGCGAATGTTCTTATTGTATCTGACCCGAAACATCCTGAGAACGAAGGTCAAGTGAAGTTATTCAAGTTCGGTAAGAAAATCTTTGATAAGATTATGGACCAAATGAAACCACAATTTGAAGATGAAATTCCAATCAATCCCTTTGACCCTTGGAAAGGAACCAACTTCAAACTGAAAATTCGCAAAGTCGAAGGTTTCACGAACTATGACAAGTCAGAGTTCGATTCCCCTTCCGCAATCTTTGAAGGAGATGATAGCAAGATTGAGGCGCTGTGGAAGTCTCAGTTCAAATTGCAATCGTTCTTGGATGCATCTAACTTCAAATCATACGATGAGTTGAAAGCGAAGTTAGATTTGGTACTGAACCTGAACGGAGGTGATGTACCGCCTGTTTCTTCTACTGCAAGTGTAGCATCCACAGTATCGTCTACTCCTGTAGTAGAAGAGCAAGCACCATGGGTAGCAGAAGAGAAATCTGTTGCGCCAGCGGTGACTGTTAGTGACGATGATGAAGATGATGAAGCAATGTCATACTTCAGCAAACTCGCCGCTGACGATTAAGACAACTATAGGAGAACAAGGAAGTTATTCCTCTATGCGGTATGCGCCTTATACTAGTTTGGTCTAAGTATCTATTGTATACGCAAGCGTAACAAAATTCTTAGGTATCGCATAGAAAATTAACAGTGATGTGATGAGGGTTATCAGAAATGATAACCCTCTTTTTTTATGTACGCACTTCCCGCATCATATAAATAATTGTGAAATATAATAATATTTCCAAAGGTCAAAAGGGATTAAATCAATGTACATAAAGAAAGCACTTATGCTAGGTGCGTTCTTTGTTATGCTATTTGGGGGTGTTGCCACTGCCGAACCTATTGTTACAGAAAGTACGAGTAATAGTACAGTTACATCTAACGGCAAATCAGAGACTACCGTTAAGTCTCCACCCCCATCGGCGATATCACCTAGCATCAATAACTCAAACTCAGATGTTTGTACTATCGCCTTTAGTGGTGCAGTTCAAACACAAATTCTAGGTATTTCTGGTGGTTCAGCAATTCGTGACATGAACTGTGAGAGATTAAAACTTAGTAAAGTCCTCTACGATATGGGCATGAAAGTTGCCGCAGTCTCTAATCTATGTCAAGATGAGAGAGTATTCTCTGCTATGGAAATGGCAGGAACTCCTTGTCCTTTTATGGGTAAGATTGGAGAAGAAGCAAGTCAATTGTGGGAAACTTATCCTGAATTGCGACCTGACCATATGAAGAAAGAGGAAAAAGATGGCACATTCCTTAAAGGGATTGGCGCTGGCGCTCTTGGTGCTGGTTTGCTTTTCTTGCTACTCTAACGCTGAAGAGTTCGTAGAACCAGGTTCAGACGGAACAACTAAACACACTATCTATGATGATGGGCGTGTGCAGATTGACTTGCCGTTTGACTTCACGATGTATGACAAGACATTCACCACATCATGGATGATGAGTAATGGTGTTGTTGTGATGATGGGGACTAACATCAACACCTCACCTTCTCATTTCTGTTGCAGTGGACAAGATGTTGCGTCTATGGCGGCGAACGGACAACTTCCGGGACAACCTTATTTCAACTATACTATTGCGGCACTGTGGACTGACCTCATTGACTTGAATGTTGATGTTGATGGAGATGGTATTGATGATAGTGGGTTCTTTACAAAAGAATTAGATACAGATAATGATGGTAGTGTTGATACATTAAGATACTATTGGAGATATATTGCAGAGTATTATGATCCAAACAATCTGAATACTTTTGGTGTTGAGATTAACGATGCGAATGCTATTGAGATACATCACTTTGATATTAACATTGTTAATCATACAGTCACCACAGGTATATTTGGTGATACTGCAAATGGTGAAATACAACAGTTTGAATACTCGCAAGGTATGGATGAAAGTGGGACCACGGTCTATACCTTCAACCTGACAGCGGCATGTGCGGCGAACCCCTTGATTAGTCCCACATGTGATGGTTATGCTGATGCATATGCCGAGTTACTTTATACTAACGCATGTGCCGCTGACCCTTTGTA